CACAGATATGTGGATGGATGGCCCAAACGGTTATGGAAAATTAAAAATTTTACCAACTCCAATGGGACAACTAGTTAAAACAATGCTAGAAAGCGGCGTAAAGCTAGGTGTTTCATCAAGGGGCTCTGGTGAAGTTGACAACCAAGGTAATGTCCAAGGTTTTGAAATAATCACTGTGGACGTTGTGGCTCAGCCCAGCGCCCCTGGTGCATATCCAACTCCAATTTATGAGCATATCATGAACGAAAAGGGCGGATATAAGGCATTTCTCACAAGTAGAGAAGTTCAAGGCGATCCTAAGGCACAAAAATACATTGCAGAGAGTCTATTAAACATAATAGACAGGCTCCAATAGAGGAGAAAATAATGGAAGCACTAAAATCCCTTTTAGAAAGCGATGTAATTTCAGAAGCAATGAAACAAGAAATTGAAGAAGCTTGGAACAGTAAGGTACAAGAAAACCGCCTAGCTGTCACTAGTGAACTTCGTGAGGAATTTGCAAAAAAATATGAGCACGACAAAGGTGTGATGATTGAAGCTATTGACGCTATGATGACTGAAAAGTTATCAGAGGAAATGGCTGAGTTTGCAGAAGACCGTAAGCAACTTGCTGAACAAAAAGCAAAATATGCAGTAGCTATGAAGGAAAATGCAAACTTGATGAGTCAGTTTGTCACAGAAACATTAGCTAAAGAGGTTGGAGAACTACACGAAGACCAAAAAGCAATGGCTAACAAGTTTACCGTGCTTGAAGAATTTGTTGTTGAACAACTTGCAAAAGAAATTGCAGAGTTTAATGAAGATAAAAAAGACCTTGCTGAAACAAAAGTACGTTTAGTACGTGAAGGTAAGGCACACTTCGAAAAAGTACGTAAAGACTTTATCGAAAGAAGTGCTAAAGCAATTTCAGAAACAGTTGACTCAGCTCTACGCAGCGAAATTAGTCAGCTTAAAGAAGATATTGACTCAGCACGTCAAAATGATTTTGGTAGAAAGATTTTCGAAGCATTCGCTAACGAATACATGGGCTCACACCTAAATGAAAAATCAGAAACCAAAAAACTATTGAAAGTTGTTGATGCTAAAGACAAACAAATTGCAGAAGCGAAAGATTTAGCTGTAAAAGCTAAAACTATTGCAGAAGCGAAAGATGCTGAAGTTAAGCGTCTAGTTGAAGCTCAAGAACGTTCAAAAGTAATGAACGAACTTATTGGACCTTTAAGCAAGGACCAAAAAGACATTATGACAGACTTACTGGAATCAGTTCAAACTGCAAAACTACGTTCTGCATTTGACAAGTATCTACCATCGGTTATTGATGGTCATAGTCCAGCGAAGCAGAAGGCACAGCTCACAGAGGCAAAAGAAATTACAGGCAATAAAGAAATACAAAGTTCTAACTCACCAAGCGATCATAATGTCGTAGACATTAAGCGTTTGGCTGGAATATAAGGAGAAGAAAATGTCAGAACTATTAGAAAGTCGCTGGCAGGAGACAAAAGGTGCCTTGACTGAAGGCCTTGCAGGCAACAAAAAAGCTGTTATGGAAACAACTCTTGAAAATACTCGTAAGCATTTGATGGAGACCGCAACAGCTGGTGCTACTTCTGCTGGTAATGTCGCAACATTAAACCGTGTGATCCTTCCAGTGATCAGACGTGTTATGCCAACCGTTATTGCTAACGAGTTGGTTGGCGTTCAGCCAATGACTGGTCCAGTTGGTCAAATCCACACACTAAGAGTACGTTATGCAGATGCATTCAACTCAACAAGTGGAACAGACACAACCGCAGGCGATGAGGCACTAAGCCCATTCAAAATCGCTGAAGGTTATTCAGGTGCAGCTGACGACAAAGCAGCAACAACATCAGCACTTGAAGGTGCAGCTGGCAACAGACTAAGCATCCAGATCTTGAAACAAACTGTTGAAGCTAAATCACGTAAGCTATCAGCACGTTGGACATTTGAGGCAGCACAGGACGCTCAGTCGCAACACGGTATTGACGTGGAAGCAGAAATCATGGCAGCACTTGCTCAAGAGATTACTGCTGAGATCGATCAAGAAGTAATTGCAAGCCTAACATCATTGGCAGGCACAGCAGCTGAAACATACAACCAAGCAGGCGTATCAGGTACAGCAACATTTGTTGGTGACGAACATGCAGCACTTGCAGTTCAAATTAACAAAGTGTCAAACCTAATTGCTCAGCGTACACGCAGAGGCGCAGGCAACTGGGCTGTTGTTTCACCAACTGTATTGACAATCTTGCAATCAGCAACAACTTCAGCGTTCGCAAGAACAACTGAAGGAACATTTGAAGCACCAACTAACACAAAACTAGTTGGTACATTGAACAACGCAATGAAAGTATATGTAAACACATATGCAACATCAGACGATGTTCTTGTAGGCTACAAAGGTACATCAGAATCAGACGCAGCAGCGTTCTACTGCCCATACATCCCATTGATGTCAAGCGGTGTTGTACTTGACCCAGACACATTCGAACCAGTTGTATCATTTATGACTCGTTATGGATATGTTGAGCTAAACAACACAGCTTCATCTCTTGGTAATGCAGCTGACTACCTAAGCAAAGTTGCAGTCACAACTGCAAACCTAAGCTTCAGCTAAGTTATAAAGACTTTATAAAATTAACAAATAGGCCCTACGGGGCCTATTTTATTGAGTAAATACTACAAGGAGATCAAACATGTACAAAGGACAAGTATATAAATTTAGCGGTAATACAGGTAGTATTAGACCTCATGAATTTGGGCAAACTAGAGAAGATATTTTGTTTAAGAACAATGACAAAAAATTCAAAATAGGTGACAAGGTATTATTTACATATGAGTCAAAAAATGGCAGATGTTGGGCTGTGACATTAGAACACGATACATAATAACCCATTTTTACAAAAAGGCTAAATACATATGTCAATTATGCTGTACCCGCAGCGTAGACCTAGAACGTCAACAAAGGAGAAAACAATGGGACGTCCAATTAATAAAGATAAAATCGGATACGGTTCTGGCCGTATCGCAGTAAGCAGACACAACTTGTCTGGTTCAGAAGCAACAACAGCAGCACATATTGTAAAACAAATCGGCGATGCAAAGTTTATGATTAGACTGGATTCTGATGCAACAGATACATTTTTGCCAGCACCAGGTAGCGCAGCAAGTGATACAATTTGCACATTAACAACGGCAGCAAACGCAGCTATGCCAACTGCTTCATTTAGAATTGATGCAACTGGTAGTGATTCAACAGTATACCAAGTTTCAAAATTAAGAAACAGAACTGTACAAATCGAAGGTTCAGCAGGCGGTGCAGCAGTGACTACTGGAGATAACGCAATTTATAACATTGGTTATGATGCAAGTGCTTTAGAAGATAGTAATAACCCCAATACGACTCTTAGTGTAGCATTACCACGCCAAGCATAAGTTAGGAGTTATTTAAATGCCTAGCGCCAAGATAAGTGAATACAACGTTGATCTGTACAAAGTCAAAATCAATGACGGTGGAACTGTAGACTTCCGTGCTGGAGACGGACTTACTCCAGCGACCACAGGAACATTTAATTTCTATGGTAATTTAAATGTGGTTGGAACACAAACCACAATTGATAGCCAAGACTTAGATATTACAGACAATACTATTACACTTAACAATGGTGAAACCGGAAATGGTGTGACACTAAACACAGCTGGATTTGTAATTGACAGAGGTAATTTTCCAGATGCAAAACTTTTGTATGATGAAGATGTGACCTGGTATGATTCGAGAACTGGTGGTGTAGATGCCAACAAAGGTGGTTGGGTATTTAAAGACAACAATAATCAAACAATAGGTATTTTTACCAATTTTGTCGGAACGTTTGCTGATGACGATTTAGTTTTATTAGGTGAAGGACAAAATGTTGTTTCTGTTAGAGGTACAGTATCTTATGAGAAACAACTTTGGCCTTACAGTGGAGATAATATTACTCCAAACGTAAACTTAGAAGATAGAATTTCTGCCCCTTATGACGATGACGCTATTCCAAATGTCAAAGCGGTAAAAGACTATGTCAAAGCATACAACACCTACAACTTCACTGATACAATCGAAAGCGGAGATACAACTGTATCTGTTGCTGACCAAGATGAAACCAGTAGCGCAAGTTTAGCTATGGTCACTGTAGACGGCAGTGAAGTTGCAAAATTTTATCAAGCAAGTATAGAATTATTACAAGTTAAGATTGAAGCAAATACAATTTCAACAATCGACTTAAACTCAAACGTTGTTATCGAAGGCACTTGAACAGGTAGTGTCGAATTTGGTACTCCGGCTCTGTTTCCAAAAATTACAGATCCAACAGCACCAAGCGATGGCGTAAAAATTTATGCAAAAGACGAAGCAGACGGAGGAACTGGTATATTCTTTATAAACGAAAACTCAACGCAAGACGAAATTATTAGTAGAAACAAAGCACTATTGTATAGTATTATATTTTAAAGGAAAAGCAAATGGCAATTAACAGTAACCTAATATTAGCAACAGACACAACGATACTGTTAGTTCCTGCTGGCAAAAAATATGCAATTACAACAATAGTAGTGTGCAACTACGCTACAACAGATGATGTAAGTTTTAATAGTAGTTTTAACATGCATGTAATACCAAGTGGTGATTCAAAAAACAACGCTAACAAAGTATTGAATACAATTGATATGCCAGCTCAGGAAACATTTTCGTTTAACACTGAACGTCTAATTTTAGAGGAAGGAGACTCTGTGGTCTTGAATAGCCCTGACTCAAATAGATTGAGCGCAACTATAAGTTATTTGGAAGTATAAATGGAATACGTAAAGAAACAGAGTATATATCAGAGAAAAATTGACAACAACGAGTTGATCATTAACAATGACGGCACAATTGAACTTACACCGTCCACTGGAACGGTGAAAGTTTCAGGTGATTTGAAAGTTACTGGATCGAGCTCAGGTCCAACTAACGATTTAATATACTATGTTTCTTTAGAAGGCAATGACGAAAATGACGGTAAAGGTGCAGGCGCATCAAGGGCAAAAAGAACAATTAAGTCAGCTGTTGAAGCAGCACCAGCAGGTGCAACAATTCAACTTGCACCAGGTGATTATTACGAAGACAATCCAATCAGTCTAAAAGAACGTATGACTGTTAGAGGTGATAGTTTAAGAAACTGTCAAGTTTTTCCAAACAATCCTACAAATGATATCTTCTTAATGGATAATGCATGTTATCTATTCCAACTTACATTTAGGGCATTGCGTGATCCAGGTTGGTGTGCTAGAATTAAAGAAGGCGCACTAGTGACAGTATCACCTTATGTACAAAACTGTACAAACATGAACGGTCCTTGGTTAAACGACGGAACAGAATTTACTCCTTTTGTCACAGAACAAATTCCAGGTGTACCAGCAGGTGCAAGACCAATTGAAAACGATCCAAACGTACCGCTTGCAAAACGTGTTAACACAAACGGCGGCGGCAATGGAATGTTAGTTGATGGTAATGATTACAATCAAGATTCGTTGGTATTCAGCTTTGTTGCTGACGCATTTACACAGATTGCACAAGGTGGCATTGGTTTCCATATTACAAACTTTGGCTATACACAGATTGTTAGCTGCTTTACTGTTTTTACTCGTATCGGTTTTATGGCTACCAAAGGTGGCTATCTCAGTATTTCAAACTCGGTTAGTGACTTTGGAACATTTGGTATTATTGCTGACGGATTATTTGATAAAGTTTATACCACAGCAAGACCGTCTCAAACATACACATCAACTGTAGGTAGTGTGACTGTAAACAGCACAGGTGCTGGATATACAGGAGTACCTACTGTGACATTTGAGCCTCCTGAGGAACCTGGAGGAACTACTGCTCAAGGTACAGCCAGTGTTGATTTATTACGTGGCGAAGTCACAAGTATTACAGTTGACGATCCTGGTAGTGGATATAGAAGCGTACCAGGTGTCACACTCACAGGAGGTGGATTCAGTTCGATTGCAACTGCAACAGCTAACTTGATTAAAAATCGCAGTGTTGTAGTAAACAGTTTGAGAGACATTCCGCAAACAGGTAGTGTTATTAAGTTTGAAGGCGATAGCACAGTTTACTATGTGACCGGTAATGACATTACTCAGCAGCCATTTATTTACGATGAAACAGTTTGTAGAAGAGACGTTGCTAGAATAATTGATGCAATCATGGGCGATGTTGCACTAGGAACCAACTACCAAAGTATTTCAGCAGGTAGAAGTTATCTTAGAGCAAATAGTGCTAAAGTTTTAAACCAACAGCTACAGCCTACTATATTTGGTATTGAAGCAACTAGAGATGAAATACTTGCACGTATTCCAGACAGTGATCCTGCAAACGAACAATACAGATATGACGTAATTGAAAAAACAGCAATTATTACAAACTTCATTGCAAATGAAGATAGTAGTGCTGCACCGGATATTGTATACGATGATACAAATGCAAGTAGTCCAGGTGCTGTTGCTGCTAAGGATGCAATTGTTGCAAACAAAGATTTTATTGTAGAAGAAACAATAAAATATATTGCAGAACAATTTACAAACTTATCATATGACCAAGAAAAGTGTGAACGAGACGTAAGACTTATTACTGAAGCAGTTGCATACGACACTGTGCTTGGAACAAACTATAACAGTATTACAGCAGGACTTGCATATGCAAGAGCAAGTGCTGATGTTTACAACACAACTTCGTCAACCACAGGATCACAAACCACTGTGACAGTGGCTGCTTACAACTATCTTAAGGGATTAACACTAGCATTGTCTGATGTGGCTGCTGATTCTACAGCAACAACAAGAGTCACAGAAGCATGGGATGAAGTTATTGATATCATTACAGGCAGAGCTTATAATTCTGATACTTGTAGAAGAGATGTTGGATACATTGTAGACAGTGTTGCATTTGATGTTGCACTTGGCACTAACTATAATGCAGTCACCACAGGCTTATCATATCAACGTGCAAACAGTGCATATGTGTTAAGCGCTCAGTTTGATCAAACAAAAGCATCTTACCAATACATGAAAACACTTGCAACTGGCACTTACATGTCAAATGCAACTGCTGAAGCAAGATCAGATGCAGCATTTGATGAGATTTTAGACATTTTAGAGAATGGACAAGTCAGCACAGATGTTGCAGCAGATACTATTACTTGGACTGATCCAGGAACAAACAGCAGCGCAACAAATTCAAGAATACTATTACAAGCAAATAGAGATTTTATTGCAAGCGAAGTAAATTCTTGGATTTCAGCTAACTATCCTACTTTTGTATACGATACTCTTAAATGTGCAAGAGATACAAAATACATTGTTGATGCAATTAGTTTTGATATTCAATACGGCGGCAACTTTGCAACACGCAGAGCAGCTGATGCATACTTTGAAGGTACAACAAGTCAACTACCAGCAGATCAAAGAGCTATAACTGCTGCCGCATACAATAACTTGGCATACAACATTGTAAGTCAAATTGTTATTGAAAACTACCCAGGACAAACTACTACTGGAAACTTAGGTAGTTCTGATGAAGTTGCTGATGCAGAAAGTTTGGTAAGAATTATTGCTGATGTAATTACAGCAAATAGTGTAAGCGGAATGCCTTCACTTATTGAACCAACATATACATGGGCAGCAGCAGGTATCCAAACTGATGTTAATAGTTGGAAAAATGCTAAAACAACTATTCAAGATACAGTTATTAAAGAAATTACAATTGGTAATATTACAAATGCAGATGCAATTACATATCCATTGCCCACTGGTGTAATTACAAATAGAGTTAATGCAAGAGATCAACTTATTGCAAACAGAACTTTCATTAAAAAGGAAGTAAGGGCATATGTTAACCAACAAAACCCAACACTTGAATACGATGCTGACAAGTGCGAAAGAGATGTTGGATACATTGTTGATGCATTAATATATGACATTTTGTATGAGGGTAATAGTGCTACAAGACAAACAGCAAGTAGCTATTTTGTAGGAACTTCAAGTCAATTAGGCAGTACAGCAGAAACAACAGCTACAATTCAAGCATACACACATTTGCAAGGTGTAGTCACAGGTATTCTTTTAGAGTCAGCACTGACAAAAAGTCCTGGAAATAACGAAACACAAGATACAACAGGTGATCCTGCAAGTGCAACAGAAGTCGGCGCAGCAACTAGCTTGATACAAATTATTATTGATGTGTTAGATGACGGTAATCTTGATAACTTGCCTACTGCCAACAGAGCAGTCACAGACTGGGCAGATGCCAGCTTACAAACAGCATTTAGTTCTATATTTGGTCAACAAGATAACTTTGCTGCGGCGTCAACAACTTGGATCCTTGCAAATTATCCAAACTTTACATACGATAGAGAAAAATGTAAACGTGACACAGGATTAATTATCGATGCTGTGGTAAGAGATGCAAGATTAAACACAAATCATAATGCTATTGTAGCAGGACAAGCATACATTAGAGCAAATGCATCTACAGTTAAAGATGATCAATTACCTGCAACTATACTTGCTATTAGAGAAGCAAAACGTTTAGCACTTACATACACCACTGATGATACAACTGCTACAACTAGAGTCACAGATGGGTTTGACACTGTATTAACATTGCTTGAATATCAAACACTGCCAAGTGAAGGACAAACATATCCTGCACCTGTGCCAGCAAGTCAAGAACTAATTGATGCAGCCAGACAGCTACAAGAAAACAAAGCATTCTTGCAAGAAGAAGCAATTGCATATATAAACGATCAATACTTTGTATACGATAGTGCTAAGTGTGCTAGAGACACACAACTTATTCTAGACGCTGTTTGCAATGACTTGATCACAGGTTCAAATTACAACAGTATCACAGCAGGACTATCATATTACAGAGCAGTTAGTGCATATGTAATCAGCGATCAAATTACTCAAACAATTGCAGCAATTACACATTTAAAGGGTGAAGTTGCTAACTTAATTGCATCTGATGCTACAAGTGTCGCAACTTGTAATGCACTGTTTGATGAAATCATTGATATTATTCAAAACGGAACTGGTAATGCAGATGCATTAAGTTTCCCTAATCCTAGTGGAAATACAAACAGAAACAATGCACAATTACAACTGCAAAACAACAGAACATTTATTATCAGTGAATTAATTAGTTGGATTACAGCAAATCTTCCAAGTCTAAGTTTTGATCAAACTAAGTGCGAAAGAGACACAGGATATATTATTGATGCAGTAAGTCACGATATTATGTATAGCACCAACCTTGCAAGTATTCAAAATGCAAGAGCATATTTTGAAAATAATGCAAGTGTTTTGCCATACAGTCAAAAAGAAGGTACAGCAGATGCACTAAATCAACTAGGTGTAATTTTACAACAGATTGTTGTTGGAACTTATCCTGGACAAAATACAAGTGCTGGTAATGCAAGCGCCACTGAGGCAACACAGGTTAATGTGCTTTCTACTATTGTAGAAGATGTTGTAAGAGCAAATACTTTAGAAATATTGCCAACCGAAACTGCAATTGATGAAACAGGAGCTCCTACTGCAAGAATAGACAGTAGAGATTTAATACAAGCAACTGGAGATAGCAGTAGTGCTGACTTGGTACAAAGTGTTATTGACTACATAAACACAAACCAAAACGGATTTAGTTATGATCAAGTCAAGTGTCGTAGAGACGTTGGATATCTTGTTGAATCAACAACACATGATTTATTATACACAGGCAATGTGAGTTCACTGGCAAGTGCAAGAAGCTACTTCTTAGACGGTGATAGCCAAGTATACGGACAAGAAACTGAAACAGCAGATGCTCTTACAAGAGTTAAAACCGTTGCTGCTCAAGTAATTCAAGGTATTGCAGTCACACCTAGTGCAGGCAACACAGAAACACAATCTTTAGTCGGACCATACGGTACAAGCAATGAAGCTACAACTTCTAATAACTTGTTTAATATCACAATCGATGCTATTACAGCAGGCAACTTGTTGAGCACACCAACTGATCAAGAACCTGACACAAGTTGGGTCACAGTTTCTACAAACGTTGCACTAGATGCACTTTCAAATGCAAATACAACAATTCAACAAGGTGTTATAGACTTTATCAGAGATAATATTATTGGATTTAGCTACAACGTTGCAAAGTGTGAAAGAGATACAAAGTACATCATTGATGCTGCACTTTATGATATGATGTATGGCGGTAATAAGCAAACACGCAGAGCAGGCGAAGCATATTACACAGGAACAATTCTTGCAGGTATTACTACAGCAGGTAGCAATGCTGATCAAGAAGGTGTCACAGAATTTGCATACAAACATCTTGCAAGTATAATGAGCAAGATTGGACAAAACCAAAAGGTTGTAGTAAGTGATGACAATAGTTTGACTCAAACTTACAATGCTACTGGTGGTACTGCAACTGCAACACTTTCAATTGAAAACAACGTGACTAAAATTGCAGAAGTAATTTCGCAAGGTATATACCCAGTATTGCCAAACGAAATTGATCATGATTATGAATCTAATGCTGAAACAAGTGCAAATGCAAAACGTGAACTAGTATTGGCTGATGCAAAAGCAATCGAAGATGAAGCAATTAGATTACTTAACCTACAATACGGAGGCGTTGCAGAACTAGATCTATTCCCTCAAGTCACATATGTTGCAGAAGGCACACTTGGTAGTATGCAAAACGTATCGACTGTTTCGACATCAGGACATGCGTTTGAATATGTTGGTGCAGGTGTGACTTATAACGCATTACCGTTCTTTGGTGGTAGTGCTATAGCAGAAAACGAAATCACAGAAACAGACAACGGTAAAGTATTTGCCGGTGGTACAGTTGACCAAATTGGTAATTTTAGAGTAGGTAATTTCTTTAATGTTAACGCACTTACTGGTGCTATTACATTGAATGCTGAAGAAATTAGTCTAAGCGGTATTGCAAGTATTGGTCCGTTCAAACGTTTTGGTATTCCAGTTGGTGTTGAACTCAAAGAAGTTAGCAACAGTTCAGACTTGAGAGCAAGTACAGGTGCAAGTGATATTAACACTGTTCCAACACAAGTTGCAGTTGTAAACTATGTTGAGAATAGATATCTAAACAAACTCACAGGCGGCACTGTATTAGGTGATGTTGAAATCGATGCTGATCTTGCAGTTGACGGCGGAGACATTACAACTACAAGTACAACATTTAACTTGTTAAACGACAATGCAAACAATTTAAACTTTGCAGGTGGAACAACACAGTTAACAATTGGTGCAGTAGGTATTGGTACTACAACTATTAAACACAATGTTGATATTGATTTAGATCTAAATGTTGACGGTGGTGATATTACAACAAACGTTCTTGACACGTTTAACTTGTTGAATACAAATGTACAAAATGTAAATGCATTTGGTGATGCAACCACTATTACAATGGGTGCTGTATCAACAGACAGTGTGTTCCAAGTAAACAGTGAGATTGTAATATTTAACAGTGTTGGTACACTACAGATTCCGGTAGGTACAACAGCACAACGTGGAGCAGATAGTACAGCCGCAGTTGGTCAAATACGTTTTAACACAACAGACGAAACCTTTGAAGGATATGACGGTGCTAACTGGGGCTCACTAGGTGGTGTTAAAGACGTTGATCAAGATACATTTATACGTCCTGAAACATCACCAGCATCGGATGAAGATACACTTGAATTCTTTACCAACGGTGTACAGAGAATTACACTTGATCCAACTACACTAAGTATTAAAGGAACAATCCTTACAGAGTTTGATAACACTACTGAGAGCACATCATATGATACTGGTGCAGTGATTGTATCAGGTGGCGTTGGCATAGCAAGAAACTTGCACGTTAGAGGCTACATCAGCGGCAACGAAAGCGATGTTCTACAACTTACAGAAAAAGCAACTGATGAAATCTTTATTCCGGCTAATACTATTAGAACAACTGATAGCTTCAAAATTATCAGCAATGAATCAGATAGTGCAACAGATAATGTTGTTGATCCAATTATACTTGCACACCATAACCAAACTGGTAATGCTGTAATTGGTGCAGGTATAGGTTTACCATTTGAACAAGAAATCACAAACAACAATTATGTGACTGCTGGTAGAATTGATGTTGTAAGCACTGATGTCACCACAGGTGACGAAGATTTTGACATGGTATTTACAACTAGAATTGCAGGTGCAAGTGTTGAAAAACTAAGACTAAGCGAAAACACAAGTACATTTACGACAAATGTTCAAATTGATCAAGACTTGTTTGTGACCGGTATACTTGATGCAGCAGGGTTTAGAGGTAGTATTTTTGCAGACGATAGTACAGAAATGCTGGATGCTATCAACAACAGAATTATTGTCACAAACTTGGATGCAGGCACATTAACACTTGTGACTGATCTTGAAGTGCAATACGGTGGTACAGGTACAAGCACATTTACTACAGACGGTATTTTGTACGGTAATGCACAAAATCCAGTTCAAGTCACTGATGCAGCAGGCACTAGCGATGCAAGCGATTCGTTCCAAATACTTACTGTCACAAGTGGTAGTGATGCAACACCAGTCTGGACTGACACAATTGATGGTGGTAGCTTTTAATTAAGCTACTACTTTTCTTTCCTTCATAAATAGTAATAACGATCTCTATCGTTTTTAATTGGGCGTCTTAGGACCTGACCCGTTACCTATATAGGAGGCAGCCACAATGGCAACAACAATTAGACACAAGCGAAGTGCGGTCGCTGGTAATCAACCTAGTGTATCACAACTTGAATCAGGCGAATTAGCCATCAACACAGCAGACGGTAAAGTTTATCTACTTAGAGATGATAACACCGTACAAGATATTACAAAAAGAATTTTTGAAAACAATACCGAAGTTAGAGTAGACGACCTAGGCGATAGTGCTAGTGCTGAAATTAGCATGACCGTCAATGGCGATGAAAAGATGACATTAACCAATGCAGGGTTTAACATCAAAGATGACCTTGATATGGAAGACTTTGGTAAAATCACTTGGCGTGAAAGTATTGCATCAGGTGAAGACGGTATTAGTATTCAAGCTCCTTACAACTTGCCAAACAGTTATAATTTGACTCTGCCTCTAGTCAATGGTACTGTTGGACAAATTTTAAAAACAGATGGTAATGGACAATTAGAGTTTGCTGATGCTGACGTGTTTGGTGGTAATGTTGTTTATGTTTCTGCAGAACAAGGTGACGACGACAACGATGGACAGAGCGCTCCAGTTAAAACTGTTAAGAGAGCCTGTCAAATTGCTTCTGGATTAGTATACAATACTGATGGAACAATAAATGGTGTGAGAGTAAACGTAAAAGTTGCGGTTGGAGACTACACAGAAGACAACCCTGTTATTATTCCAGACAACGTTGTTATCAAAGGCGACGGCTTGCGTGGATGTATTGTACGTCCGGCAAATGCTAACTTGGATATGTTCCGTGTAAGAAACGCATGTTATTTTGGTGAATTTACATTCCGCGATGGTGTTGATGAAAACCAAGTTCCTTTGATTACTTGGGATTATGCAACAGTTTTTGACGATCCAGATGCTACTGATGTCACAGACCGCGATCAGTATACTAACCTGCCAAACACAAAGCCTACAATTGTCACTTCTCCATATACACAGAACTGTTCGATTATTTCGTTCTTAGGCGGTAGTGGTGCTAAGATTGATGGTGCATTGGTTGAATCTCCAAACGTTCCTCGATACAACATTGAGGCTGAAAATCCAGTAATAGGTGCTGTACCTGAACAAGGTAAATCAATGGTTGCTAACGCATATACCATGCTTTCGTTTGGTGGCACAGGTTGGCGTCTACTTAACGATGCTTATGCACAGATCGTTAGCTGTTTCCAAATCTTCCTACTAAACGGTGTTTACACACAATCTGGTGGTTATTGTTCTATTACCAACTCTGCTACTAACTTTGGTTTGTATGCTCTGCGTTCATCTGGTTATTCTCCAAAAGCGTTCGAGTTTGACCGTGCTCATGCTGTGTCAACTGGTGCTAGCCAAGGTAAACAAACTATTACTATTGTAGGTATTAATCGTGATGCACCTGTTGAAGAATTTGTTTTAAGATTTAGAGAACCTGGCTATAAATTTGCAAAACTTTTGATCGATAACAAGAGAGATGCTATTGCTCAAGATGTTGTTGATTGGATTAATTTACAAATTAGCAATTCGGCTGGCTCTCCTAGTATCTATGCAGGATTTAGCTATGATGAAGCAAAATGTCAAAGAGATACTAAATTATTAGTCGATGCAATTAGATATGATGCTGCATTAAATTCTAATGCTAGAACAATTTCGTCTGTGTTAACATATTTCAATGGTAGATTTGACGCATCAACTTATGCAAATCAAAAAGATCAACACATTGACGCTTTCCAAAATGCCAAAACATTTACAGCACAAATTATACAAGATTCAACATTTGAATCTAGATCTGATGCACTATGGGACGAAATTGTAGAAGTATTAGAAGCAGGTAGTAGTGCAAGTGTTGCTGGCGATGATTTGGTTGATGCAAGAATTTTACCAACTGCTATTGACACAAATGCACTTAATGCAAGAAATCAACTTATTGCAAACAAAGAATTTATCAAAAAAGAAATCACTGCATGGATTGCAAGTCAAGTTGCAGCAGCAACCAATCCATTCTCACCTTCGTTTGCCTACAATCAAGCAAAATGTGAAAATGATATTGGGTTAATTATTGATGCACTTGTTTACGATATATCAACAGGCGGCAACTTACAAACTATAGATGCAGCAATACAATATTTTGTTGGTACACAATCACAACTTGCAAACGGACAAAAAGACGAGACTATTGCAGCATACAATAGATTAAAAACTGTCGTAGGACAAGTTGTCACAGAAACACCGGTAGCAGTTTCAACAGGAAACGTATTATCACAAGATACAAGCGGAACACCAGCAACTGTCACAGAAGAAGATTTTGTTGAAGCAAGAGTTGGTGAAATTGTAAGTTATTTAGACAAAGATGGTACAATTGACATTAACTTAATTGAACCTGACTTAGATGCTCTCGGTGTATCTCAAGCACTAAAAGATGACTTTATTAGATTAAATGCACGTGGTCAAGATAACATTGCGCAAAGAGTCACACGTTATATTAACGAAAGTATTGATGCAGCAAAATGGTATAACTTCGAGTACGATCAATCTAAATGTTTACGAGATACAAAACTAATTCTTGAAGCTGTAGCTAAAGATACTTGGGATACTGGTAATAGATATTCACGTAGTGCTGGTTTAAGTTATTTTACAGCCAACCTTGCTGACTCAACTAGAAGCAGTATTAGTGGGCAAGAACTACAAACTATTGCAGCAATCCAGCAAGCTGCAACATTGACAAATGCAGAAATTACAGGCAAACCTGGTATTACAACAGATATTGAAGATTTTGTCCAAGGTAGATTTAACATTGTAAGTGAAGCAATTAGATCTCCAGAAGAGATTCCTGCACCTGCAGAATCTACAAGTGAAGGCGACATAACAAATAGTTATATTCCAACACCGACTACTACAAATATAGATGCAGCAGCAGATGTTGATCTAACAACTGGTGTATTTACTGTGACCGGACACGGGTTTTCAAACGGTGAAAAATTAATTTACGATAACAATGGAAATGCGTCTATCGGTGGATTAAACGATGAACAAACATACTATGCTAACGTATTAGATGAAAACACATTTAGTTTGACATTTGACGACAGTTTAGAATTTCCTGTTGCATTGTTCCAAAATGTTTCAAATAGCGGAACACATATTTTTAGAACAGACATCATTGAATTCTATGTAGAAGAAATTTTAAGTTCACACCAAACCTATCAAACATTGATTCTCGAATCTGGTGCTGAAAGTTATCATTTTGTACCAGGTAGATCTATTCAAGGTACAACAGGTGCAAATAACAACAGTGCATTTGTTCATAGTTGGGAACCAAACGAACGTAGACTTATTGTTAGTATTGAAGAAGTAGCTGTTGGTTCTAGTGTTTTGAGAATCCAATTTGATGCAACTAGTACAATTACACAAGACCATTCTGCAAGTCCAAACTCAACAATTGCAATTAACGAAGTTTCTACAAAAACAGGACTAGGTACAGCAACATTTAGTATTACTGCTACAGATGGTAGTAGTAGTGTGAGTAATACTGCAAATTTACCTGAGAAACAAGTATGGTTCCACCGACCGAGTATTGTTAACTCATCTGCACACACATGGGAATATGCAGGTTCTGGTACTGACTATAACGCTCTACCACAAAACGGTGGTAATACAAGATCTGAATTTGAACAGTATGAAGAACTTCCAGGACGTGTGTACTCATCAGGTACAAACGAACTAGGTGACTTTAAAGTTGGTGACTTTATTACAGCATTCAACAGAACAGGTAATATTACATTTAGAAACAAAGTTCAGGTGGACGAACTTGATGCTTTGAGACTGAGCTTGTCAAACGTTGCTATTGAAGAAATTTCAACTGATGTAAACTTAGGTGATGACGAAATTGGCGGTCCAAGTAATGCCAGACTTTCAACACAGTTAGCAGTTAGAAGTTTTATTTCAAACAGACTAGGTGGCTTTGTTGACAAAACTGTGAGTACTGCGGCTGTTCCAGGTGCTATTGTTCAGTTGAACACAAACGGTCAGTTAAACGGCGAACTTATTCCAGCTACACGTCAATTTACAAACACAAACACAAACGGATATTTGTCAAGACTTTTACAAGTTGATGATATTCCTGCTGCTGACTTGTCTGCGGGTGACATTGCTACAGAAAACTACGAGCAAGTAGAATTAAATTTAAGTGGTACAATTACCGCAGCAGACGGTGCAGTTATTACGCAGCCTGGTGTCACTGGCGCCACTGGTTATGCAAAAGGTACTTTCAGCACCAGTACAAACATTCTTGTTGCCACACTTGACGGCGCATGGGACGAAACAGACGATAGTGTTGGTGATCCATGGGATACAACGAACAACTTAAACTTGTTTGTTGACGGTGTTGATTCAGGAGTTTACCCAACAAGTAAAGGTGCATCTAGTGCTATTATTGACAACTTCTTCCTAAAAAGTTCCAATACTAGTCAGTATTTGAATCTTGATCCTAGTGAAGATTATAACTTCACTATTGTAGAGTTGAGCAGTGTATCAAGAAGCAGCAATGTACAAACTATTGTGACATCTTCTGCACACGGATTAAATGTTGGAAACCAAGTTAGAGTAGAATGTACCGAAGATGAAACTTTCAATGTTAATGGTGAAGTTATAAGTATTCCAACAAGCACAAGTTTTACAATTGCAAATATAGGTATTGATGTATCAACTATAAGTAGAACAGGCAATGTTTTCAGTATTGTGACAAGTGCTGACGGTGGTGCGCAAGGTGCAGTCACCGAAACAAGATTTGGTGTTGCTGTAAATGTAGACAACGGAGATATTACCGGAGGTAGTGGATATACACCAACTTCTGGTAATAAAATTTATGAAGATGTTGCATTAACAACAGTAAGTGGTTCTGGTACAGGCGCAAGAGCAGATATCACAGTCACCGCAGGTGCAGTAAGTGATGTTGACCTTCGCAGAGGTGGAACAGGATATGCAGTTGGTGATACACTAAGTGCAAATGCCAGTGATATAGGTGGCACAGGTAGCAGCTTCGAAATCGAAGTTTCTGCTATTGAAAAACGTGCTTATGTTAATATCTTAGGTGGTGAATTATTTGTTGCTTCGACATCGAGTATTGACTTTGTTGAAGATGTTGATGCTGTAAATACAGCATTTGATATTGGATTAGACAATACAGTAAGTTTAAACTTTTTAGCAGGTACAACAGGTTCTGGAGGTAGTGTTGACTATTCAACAGATAGAATTACTGTCACAGATCACAGATTACTTGACGGTGATCCACTGACATACGATACATTGGGTAATGTTGCTATCGGTGGACTTTTGAATGGTCAGGTGTATTATGCTAAGAAAATCGATGACGATACTATTGAAGTATACGAAGATTACAGTTTGTTAAATCAAATTGAATTCTTAACAACACCATTAAACAACAATCATAACTTTACAAGACATGTAATCAACTTAACAGATGACAGTGTGATTGTTCAAAATCACGGTTTGACTACAGGTGATGCAATTAGAATCAACACTCTTACAGATGGATCAACCACTAATGCACTTCCTAACATCGACGGTAAAGAAATTGTAGATGGTGCTAGATTCTTTGTAGGCTCAGTCACAACAAACTCATTTACATTACACACACTGCGTTCAGATGCTCTAAGCAGTATTAATGGACTTGTGACAAACAGAAAAGACATTGGTACAAAAGGTGTAGGTGCAGCAAGAGTTACGCCAAGCAATGTTAGAGTAAGCACAGTGGTTAACACTTCTAGTAGAATTAAAAATAACTGGAATACACTTGCTGCTACCAACATTGACGCTGAAAACATTATTTCAGGCACAATTTCTCCAAGTAGACTTGGTGCTAGTGGTGTACCAAACAGCGATACAGTTTTATTTGGTGATAGCAGATATGACACTGTTGTTCAAAGTATTAAAAAAGCAAACACAACAGATAACCCAATTACACTTACAGGATCGAGTTCAAATGCTGAATTCTACGGTGATCCAGTAAATATTGGTATTTCTAATGCAGATTACGATCCACTTGGAAACTTCTCAACACTTGGAACAAGTAGATTCTTACAGACGCAGTTTGACGTTAATTCAAACGGTAGTGGTGAAGTTTTCATCAAAGATGGTATTGTAGATGCGGGTACGCTGGACGGACTTGATAGTGCATACTTCCTAAACCCTGCTAACTTAACTAGCCCGGTTCCTGTAAACAGAGGTGGTACTAATATTTCAACTTATGCAATTGGTGATATTATTTACGCACAATCAGCTGCAAGTTTGAATACACTTAATATTGGTAGACAGAATACATTCCTAAAATCAAATGGTGTCACACCAGAATGGGGTACAGCACTTGATCTTGCAGAAGGTTTGGACGTTGGTTCGGCTAGATTAAGTTCAAGTAGTACAGCTACAGGTCAAGTTTATAACGATAACGTCACAACACTTGAAATTGGTGGCGATGCTGAAAATGTAAAAATAGGTAAAAACAGTGATAGCAGAAATATTAGCACAAGTGTTGATACATATGAAGCAACTAACACGCAGGATGTAGTAGTTAATTTATCAGAAGTAAATGTATCAACATCTGCTGCAAGTGCAAATGGTGAAAAGGTATTGTTGTTTAGTGATACTTCACAAATTGCATTTGGCATGACTGTGGCTGGTAGTGGTAGTATTCCAGCTAACACAACTGTCACTGGTATTACCGAAGAAGAAGTATTTTTAAGTGAAGATTTAACAGGTAGTGTTTTAACAGGCACAACCATTACATTTACAAACACACCGTTAACATTGGGTATAAGAGTAGGTGATACTGTGATTGTTGCAAGTAGTGGCGTCACAAATCTTGACGGACAATGGCCAGTAATTGGTGCAACTGAAAATGCTACTTCGTTCACAATCAGAACAAACAACAACGTAAACGCTGATCCAGCTGTGACACAGATTGGAACAATATCAAAAGAAAATACTATTGTAATTAAAAACCAAAACGTTGTAATTGGTGGTGGCGAATTTGGAACAAGTCCTTTGCCAGCATTGATAAAAGGTGAAGGTGGTATTGGAACAGACGTGGGTGGTGGATCACTTACATTGCGTCCTGGTATTGGTACTGGTAATGCTACTGGTGGTGACTTTATTGTAGAAACAGGAGAAGAAGGAACCACAGGCGAAGGATTACAAACAATCACAGAACGTATGCGCATTGATACTGAAGGTGTCACTACATTTACTGGATACACTAAATTCACTGATACAACAGGTATTAAAGTTCCTGTTGGTACAAGTGCGCAACGTCCAGGCGAATCAGGAATATATGTAGCTGCTGCTCAAGGTCAAATTCGTTATAACACAAGCGATAGTACTTTTGAAGGCTACGATGGTTCAAACTGGGGTTCACTAGGTGGTGTTAAAGACGTTGATCAAGATACACTCATTAGACCGGAGACTAGTGCTGGTGCTGATAATGATGAGCTTGATTTCTTAACAGCCGGTACACAGCGTATGCAAATTGGTGCAACTGGAGATCTAGGTTTTGGAGATGGACTTACTAAATTCACTATTGCATATGCTACTGGTAATACAGGTATTGCAGGTGATTTAACAATTACAGGCGATTTAACTGTTAACGGAACAACCACTACGCTTAATTCAACTACACTTCAAATTGATGATAAAAACATTGAATTAGGAACTGTTGCTACTCCAACTGATACTACAGCAGATGGTGGTGGTATTACATTAAAAGGCACAACTGATCATACAATTACATGGTCAAATGCAAACGATAGTTGGGACTTTAGTGAACATGTAAACATTATAAGTGGCAAAGAATATCGCATCAACAACGCAAGTGTTTTGGATGCAAACACACTTGGTGCTAATGTTATAAACAGTAGTTTGCAAAATGTTGGCGCACTAGATGGCGGTAGCATTACCAGCAACTTTGGTAATATCAACATTGGATCAAGTAATCTTACAGCAACAGGGACTATTACACTAGGTGCTACAAGTTTTGGCGACAATAACATTACAAATGTTGGAAGTATTGCACTAGATACTATCAGTGGAGATAATGGAACTAGCATGAACTTTGCAAGTTCTACACAAGTAAACGTTGACAATACTACACAAGCAACTAGTACAACAACTGGTGCTATGATAGTAGATGGCGGTGTTGGTATTGCCAAAAACTTACACGTCGGTGGAGTATACACAGGTGACGGTAGTGGCATTACTAACATAAATGCAAGCAACCTTGCAACTGGAACTGTAAATGATGCAAGATTGCCAACTAGCCAAGCAGGTAAAACATTTACCAGTGATATTACTGTAAATGGATTTAGAATTGGTCAAGGTGCATTAGCCGAATCAACTAACTTGATCTTTGGAGATGGTGATAGTATTACTACCGGTGCTCAGTTTAACACTGGTATTGGTAGCGGCAGTATACATGGTGCTCTAAGCGGTGATAAAAACACTGCTGTAGGTTATGTGGCACTGAGCGCACTTACAAGTGCTAACAATAACACTGCTATTGGTTCAGACAGTCAAGAACAAAGAACTAATGCAGGTAATAACAACACCAGTGTTGGTGCAGACACAATGGCAAACAGCACAGCTGGTGATGATAACACTGCTGTAGGTTATCAAGCTCTTGAGATTGTGACAGGTAGTGATAACACAGTGCTTGGTGCAAGTTCAGGTAGAACACTTACATCCGGTAGCAACAACATTCTTATTGGTAAAGGTATTGAAACTGCTGCAAACACAACAAGCAACTTTATGCAAATTGGTAATGCATCAAACAACAGTTTGAGTGTTCCAGGTGTAAATCTAAGTGTAAACACTACTACATTATCATTTAGTGGTACAACTGGGTTTAGTGGTGTAGGTACTAACCTAACAGCACTAAATGCTGATCAACTTACAAGCGGTACTGTTCCTGATGCTAGAATTAGTTCAAGCAGTGTTGTACAACACCAATTAGATATTACAGGCACAGGCGCACTTGATGCTGGTAGTATCACTAGCGGATTTGGTTCAATTAATATTGGTGCTGATAATCTTACAGCAACAGGTAGTGTAAGTTTAGGTGCAACCAGCTTTAACGATAATAACATTACTAATGTTGGTAGCATTGCATTGGATACAATTGGTGCAGACAATGGTGTAAGCATTAACTTTAACAGCTCAACAGTTGTTAATATTGATAATACAACACAATCTACAGCATCAACAAACGGTGCTCTAATTGTAGATGGCGGTGTTGGTATTGCAAAAGATGTATATGTCAACGGTACTATCAACGGCAATGGTAGCGGACTTACAAGCCTAAATGCAAGCAACTTAGGCGATGGAACTGTTCCAAATGCACGTATCGACGGAACATACAGCAACCTAACTGGAACTGGTGCACTTGACGCAGGTAGCATTAGCAGCAACTTCGGAAATATCAATATTGGTACAAGTACATTTACAGGTAATGGTAGTGGATTAACTAGTGTTGATGCTGCTACCCTAGACAGCATTGATAGCGCAAGTTTCTTACGCAGTGATGAAAACGATACTACAACAGGATTGCTTACAATAAATCGCAATAGCAGTGAGCAACTACGTTTGCAAACACAAGGTTCGACACAAAGTCCATACATTAGTTTCTATCAAGCAGGAACTCGCAGAGGTTATATTCAGTATGTTAATGGCGGAGCAATGCGTATCTACAATGACCGAACTGATGAATATCTTGATGTCAACAGTGGTGTAAATGGTCTAATTTACAATGTTGGCGGAACAAATTACACAGTTTGGCATGCAGGCAACGATGGGGCTGCAAGTGGACTAGATGCAGATACGTTGGACGGAATAGATAGCGGTAGTTTCTTACGCAGTGATGCAAACGACAGCTTCTCTGGAACAATCAGCGGCGCAGGTAGTATTAACATCACAGGCAATATCACAGCCAATGCATTTACAGGTGACGGTAGTGGTATTACTGGTGTCACAGCTGATAATGCTGATACACTCGACGGTATTGACAGCACAGGCTTTATACGAAGCACTGCTACAGCAAGTCAAAACATTTATATCAGAAATACATCACCGACATTATATTTACGTGATACTGATCACAATGTTGCCATGCTACATACCAACAGCGACTTGTTCTATATTCTACGTGGTCCAGACGATGCAACTAGTTGGGCACAGGTAAACAGTCAATGGCCTGCTTACTGGAACTTGACAAACAATGACGCAACAATGGGACGTAATGTTAATGCAGTAGGCGAAGTCACAGCTTATTCATCTGATAGACGACTCAAAGAAAACATTGTTCCGATTGAAAATGCATTGGATAAAGTTAAATCATTAAACGGTGTAAATTTTGATTGGAAATCAGAAGTCAATGATTTAGGTTTCCATCCTACAAACCAAATCAATGATGCTGGTGTTATTGCACAGGAAGTTGAAGCAGTGTTGCCACAAGCAATTGCTAAAGCACCTTTTGACCAAGAATGGGATAGCGAAGCAAGAGAGTATAAGAGTAAATCAGGTGAAGACTATATCACAGTTAAGTACGAAAAACTTGCTCCGTTGTTTATTGAAGCAATCAAAGAACAAGATGCAAAAATTGAAGCACAAGCAGCCGAGATTGCAGAGCTTAAAGAAATGGTGAAAAAATTGCTAGATAAATAGGTGTAAGCCGGAATTTTCCGGCTACACTGTTGACACATATTAAATAGTATGTTATTATTATATAAATAGGAATCTAAATGGCGTTACCAGACACAGGAAATACAATTACAATGTCCCAAGTAAGAAATTACTTTGGTGGCACCGCCACACCTATCAACTTGCGTGGTACTTTAGGTGCTTACATTGGTATTTCCTCTGGTTCGATTAGTTTGAGCGCAGCATTTGGCGGCCTAGGAACATAGGAGCATATTATGAAAAGTTTTTACGAAGTTATTAATATTGACTTAGCACAAGAATACACCAAAGCACGTAAATTAGCAAAACTAGACTCAATGGTTATTGGTGATGCACAAGTTGAAATTGCGGTGAAAACAGCAATTGAAGGTATGGATATTCCAGAGGATGACGATAGACATCATTGGATTAATGTTATTGCACACAAAGCAGCAGCAGACTTACTTGCTTTAGGAAAAGTGCAACCAGAAAACATGGTAGAAATGGCAGCATTATCAGAAGAAGATTTTACACAAGCAGTCACAGTAGCGGTTGGAAAAGCAAGAGCACTCAATGACCAAACAGTAGCAGCAGAAGCAAATTTAAACACTGATACAATTTCTGAAACAATTACCTAATGAAACTTGCTATATGTGTGCCGGCAAGAGATCTTGTCCATGCAGGATTTGCTCTTTCTCTGGCTAAATTATCTAAAACAATTGATTGTGAAATTTTGATTAACTTAGGAACTATTATTCCTCAGCAACGCAATCAATTAGTAAAAGAAGCACTAGAAAAAAATGCTACACACATATTATGGCTTGACAGCGATATGCATGTTCCTGAAAGCACAGCAATAAAATTATTAGAACACAATAAAGAAATAGTAGCAGCAACATATAGCACACGTATGCCTCCACACCAAAGTGTAGCATTTGTAGATCCTAATGACTTTAGTAAAAGATTAGATGCCACAAAAGGTTTACACAAAGTGTGGGCTGTAGGAATGGGTTGTATGTTAGTCAATACTAAAGTATACAAATATTTAGAACAACCATATTATCAATATGTTGATTACAAAGCAACACAATCGTTAATGGGTGAAGATATATACTTTTGCAAAAATGCAAATGATGCAGGATTTGACATTTTTGTAGACGCTACATTAAGTAAGAATGTAGCACATTATGGAACAAAGAGTTTTACACTATGAGAGCATTTGATAGATTTGAACGCTATGGACAAAAAATTTACAACGGACAGGATGTTCTAAAAAATCATTTTTTACATTCTTATCCTATACATTACACAGAAGATACAATGGATTATTCTGTTGTAAAAAATTATCAAGATCATGATTATGTTTGGATAGTTGACAAAAATATCGAAACACTAAGAACTTTTCCTTGGCATTTTAAACCTACAGAAGTTGGAATTCATTGTTTTCCATATGTTTACAAACGTAGTAAAAGAATACTAAGTTGGGACAAAGTCAAACTGGTTCCTACAAAAGTTGATACAGAATACAGAATTGAACAAAAACATATTTGTGCAAAATATGATGTTTTGTGTGGCGAAGAAAGTTTTAATATATTTTTTGTTGGTAAAGAATCCGATGACGAATATCAAAAACTAGTTCGACGTTTTCCAAACACACAAATTGCAAAAGACTATTATGATGCACAAAGTAAATCAGATACTGATATGTTTTGGTTAGTACCCAATGATGTTGAAGTTAGTGAATTTTTTAAATTTTCATATATGCCTGATGATTGGAGTCAACAGTATATTCATGTGTTTAGCAATGGCTCAACACGTAGCAAAGATGGTATTATTTTAGGTTGTAAATCTTACACCCCAACAGCAAACGAACTGCAACACAGGTTTTACGCTGAGAAAAAAGATGTAAGCATTGTAGCAAGTAAACCAAAAAAATTTCCACAATACAATTTTAAAACATATGAAGAATACAGAAAAGTATTGGATAATTTTGAAGGTGATTTGTTTTGGTGGATACCTGATGATGTTGAACTTGAAGAAAACTTTGATTTTAGTTTTTATATTGACCATATGAATCAATACGACAGACATATAAATCATGTGTTTTTAAATGACAAAAGTTATGACGGTGTTATGCTATTCAGTAAGCATTGTCCTATAGGAAAAAAAGAATTTGAACATAGATTTATTGTAGCAAAAAAAGAACACGAGGTGGTAGCAAGCCGCCCAAAAAAGTTTGATACGTTTGTAGTTAATTCTTGGTCTGACTACAAACGTGCTTTGGAAACTACAACTACAGACATGTTTTGGGGTATACCAAGTGATGTTAATGTATGTAATGATTTAGATTTGTATTTTTCACATCACAATCAATACGATAGAAATATTACACATGTTTTTCTAAATAAAAAAACATATGACGGTGTTGTATTATATAGCACCAAAGTAAAATTATCAAAAAAAGAAGTAGAACACAGATTTTATTCTAAGAAAAAAGAATGGAATGAAGTTTACAGTATACCAAAACCATTTGATGTATTTGAGGTTAATAATTATCAAGATTATATAGATGCAAAAAACAAAGCAACAACAGATATGTTTTGGATATCTAGCCCACAAATAAATGATTATCAAAGTGCAAGAGATCAATTCTACATAAGTCATCATGATATTATAGACAGAAATCAGGTACATGTATTTGAACACGATCACGACGGTGATTCAAACTTTAACGGTCTCATGCTGGTTCCTCAAAATTTAACTCTCACTGAAAATGAAATACTACATAGGCATCCTGTAAACAGGAAAGAGCATCATGTAATTATGAGTGTGCCTGCACCTTATGAATATTTTCAAATTGACGATTACGAAGAATATTTAACTGCACTTGAAACTTCAAGAACAGAAATGTTTTGGATGAGTAGTCGAAATATTAACACAAGTGGTTTTGATTTTGATTTTGTAATAGAACACAAAAATACATATGATAGAAATATTAATCATGCATTTTTACACAAAGTAGACAATCATGCTGGTTGTTTATATAATGGATTATTTTTATGCAGCAAGTATAGTCCTTTAACGCAGAAAGAAGTCGAGCACAGACATCTTGTTAATGTAAAACAGCATAGTATAGTAGGCAGTTTTCCTGTAAAATATGATAAATTTATTATTGACACATACGGTGATTATTTGTATGCATTTAAGCATAGCAAAACAGAAATGTTTTGGGGAGTGTCTAGTAATTTAGAAGATGTTGATGATTTTGATTTTACATTGAGTTTTACACACGATAACAAATATGATAGAAGTATAAATCATGCATTTCTTAATCAAGGATTTGACAGTGTAAATTACAATGGATATTTTTTGTTTAGTAAAAAATCTCCTGTGACTGAAAAAGAAATTGAACACAGACATATATTGAATGTAAAAGAATGGAAAGTAATTGCAAGTAAATATGCTCAATATGATATACACTTTGTTGATACATACGACGAATATTTAGAAGCAATGGAAAAAAGTGTGACTGAACTGTTTTTTGCAGTTAGTAGAAATATTAATACTGATAATTGGGATTTCGATTTACACTTTGATCATACAAACAGATTTGATAGATTTACAAATCATGCATTTATACATGAAGTAAAAAATACACATCTGTATAATGGCGTATTTTTATTAAGTAAACACAAACCGATTACTCAAAAAGAAATTGAGTATAGACATATAGTTGATGCTAAACATTGGGATATAGTTGCTAGTTCAGAGTGCATGTATGACGAATTTATTATTGAAACATATGGTCAATATTTAGATGCATTAAAAGCAAGCGATACAGAAATGTTCTGGGGATTATCAAATAATATTGACACTAGTATTTTTGATTTCAATTACTATTTTTCTCACGATAACGAATTTGATAGAAAAATTAATCACACATTTTTACACGAAGTAGGCGATAAAGGTTATAGGAACGGTTTGTTTTTGTTCAGCAAACATGCACCTGTGACTGAAAAAGAAATTGAACACAGACATTTAGTCAAAGCAAAAAACTGGCCTGTGGTTGCTAGTTTACCTGTAAAATACGAAAGATACGTAGTAAACAATTACAGCGACTACTTGGCTGCTATGGACAGTGCAAAAACAGAAATGTTTTGGGCTATACCTAGTGATGTAGAAGTATGTATAGATTTTGATTTTGAAATGTATTTTACTCACGATAATGTGTTTGATAGAACTACAAATCATGTGTTTAGAAATGGTGAATATTGGGATGGTATTGCTCTTATGTCAACACATGCTCCAGTCACACAACAAGAAGTTGAACATAGATTTTATGCTAACAGTAAAAAACACGATGTAGTTGCAAGCACACCAAAACCGTTTCCTGTTTACAACATTGAAACATACAATGATTATCTTAATGCATTTGACGAGTCGCCATCAAATATGTTTTGGGGAACTACTCCTAATATCAAAATACATGAAGATTTTGATATGGGCATGTATATCGATGTACATAACAGCTATGACAGAACAATTAACCATGCTTTCAAGCATAGTGTAAACGGTAAAGAAACATACAACGGATTATTTTTGTTTACAAAACATGCGCCTTTAACGCAAAAAGAAATTGAGTATAGAACTATAGGCAGACGTAAAGAATGGGATGTTATTGCCAGTGGCCCTGTAAGTTATGATAAATTTACAATAAACACATATAACGATTATAAAAAAGCATACAACATGTCAAAAACAGAAATGTTTTGGATAATTCCAAGAGAGGTTAATATAGAACCTGATTTTAATTTTGACTTGTATTTTTCACATGATCAAGATTTTGAAAGATCTACAAATCATGTGTTTAAAAATGGCAATGCTTGGGACGGTGTAGCACTGGTAAGCAAAAAATCTAATATTACAGAACGAGAAATTCAAATGCGGTTTTTTGCAAATAAAAAAGAATACAATATTACAGCAAGTCAACCAAAATCTTACGATATTGTGTTTATTAGCAAAGATGAAAAAAATGCAGATGAAAACTTTAAAAAATTATTCAATCAATTTCCAGATAAAACAATACACAGAGTGCATGGGATTGAAGGTATTCATCAAGCACATATCATGGCTGCAAAAACTGCTGAAACTGAAATGTTTTATGTAGTAGACGCTGACGCACAAATTGTAGATGATTTTAATTTTGATTACTACATTCCTACTTATGATCCTGATAGTAAACGCACTGTGCATGTTTGGAAATCTAAAAATCCAATAAATGGATTAATTTACGGTTATGGTGCTGTAAAGCTATTACCTAGAGAATTAACACTGAATATGGATACTAATAAACCTGATATGACAACAAGTATAAGTCCGTTGTTCAAAGTAGTAAACAAAATTTCTAATATTACAAAATTTGATACAGATGAATTTAGCACATGGCGCAGTGCATTTAGAGAATGTGTAAAGTTAAGTTCTCGTGCAATTGACGGACAACTAGATGAAGAAACTGAATTTAGATTAAATGCTTGGTGTAGTAGAGGTAAAGATAAACCTTTTGGTAATGCGGCGATTAACGGGGCTAATCAAGGCAAAAAATACGGTGAATATGCGGCAAAAAACTTAGATTATTTGAATAAAATCAATGACTTTGATTGGTTATACGAACAATTTAATAAGTTCAAAAACAGTTTTTAATTTTTGTTGATTTTGTTTATTACGCAGAGTATTTGCTAGGCCATTGTGTAAAGGCTTTGGCCAACTGTTAAACGATACCCATGCATAACCGTTGTGTTCGTTGTTTAACATAGGAATAAATTCTTTTTCAATTACACAAAGATATGTGTGAAATAAAAAATTTTCATCTTTGCTTATAAATGTTTCTAAGGGTATAGTTTTTTTAATATTAGGAATACTGCCTATTTCTTCTTTGATTTCTCTTTGTAAACCTTCCCAAGCAGTTTCTTTATCTTCATTAGTGCCTCCAACTAAACCCCATACGTTTTTATTCCTACTTTGTGTTCTATGCAAGAATAAAAATCTTTGTGTATCTAATGTATAAAATAGTGCACCACTACAAATTATTTGACTCATACATATAATTATGGATCAAGGAACAGTTCCCATGTTCCTACTGAATACTCGCCTTCGTAGCTCTGTATCCATTCTTCACCTGTCCATGTATACATAACATTTGTAGCTAAGTTTCGTTGATTAATACCGTTTGTGCTATCAGCACTGTCGATTACAATATGCCAATTGTTTCCGTCCCATTCGATTACATCATTTGCATTTGCAACAAAGTCAGTACCGTTGGAATTCTTCCAAGCATCTGGGCCATCGTATACAAAGTTGTAAGGTGTGTCTCCTACATCTCCACCAACATTATCACTTGGATTTAATGGCTCTAATATTAGAAGTCTAAGTCCAGGTGTCTTATCGTTAGTAGGATTGTATTTTGAAGGCTCTACAATTTTATCAAAACTTGTGTAGCTATTTGAATTTCTTGCAGGTCCTTCAACTATATCACCTGTAGGTAAAGTATCTGTATCCCAATTAACTACTAACTGTGTTTCGTCTAAACTATTAAGTGTAATATCACCTATAACAAAACTATCACTTGCTGTTTGTAAACGTATTTGACTCAACCCGGCTATATATGTGCCAGGATATGATTCAATAACTGAGCGCCAATTTACTTCGCCAACTTTTCCTCGGTCGACTAGTCTTGCGGTACTGCCAATAATATATACACCATAATTTTTATAATTGTGTGCTACAGTTGATCTTTGAGAAACAGTTGCTTTGATATCGGTTTTTGTTGCCGGATCGCTGTTTACTGTTGTTGTTTTATCAATAGGCACAGGAGTATCTGCATATGCGCTAAGTTCTGGGAACGAGTCACCTAAATTAATTGTTCCACGAGTTTCGTCAAATATGTTGGTCACAATTTGTGTAATGACGCCAAGTTTTTTGACTTTGGTTGGCGGTGAAATAAAGATAGGTGTGCTAAATGAAAGTGTTCCTACATCAATTTCGCTGTCTACACCGATTGGCTGAGTTCTATTACTAAAACTAATTTGTTCTAAATATACAGTAGTTAAACTTGTCCAATCTACATAATTATCAGTAGTTTGTATTTCCAAACTAGGATTAAACATCATTAATATTTGTTCCATAATTTGTAGTTTTTGATCAGTGTTGCTACTCCAGATATCTAGGTTTACTCTTAACATATATGGCGTAGGCATAATACGTTCGACTGTATAATTTTTACCTTGTGTATTTAGATATTCGTTTCCGTCTTCATCATATGCACGTTCTCTAATGTTGAGTTTTTCAACATAACTTGCATCTGCTAATCGTTCTCTATCTAATTCTAAGTTTGTAATATAAACTGCCATACGAGGAACAGTTGGAAGTTTGTTTTCACTGTTGTCTCTGATAATGTTTGCAACTTGTCTAGTTAGATCACCATATGTCACTGGAATACTTTTGACTGTTCCACTGCCGTCTTTGTAGGTAAAATTACTACACAATCTAATAATCTGTGTAATATATCGTCTAATTTGTCCATCATAAAAATGTTGCATTAATTATCTGCCTTGGGTTTTAGTGCTTTAGACAAACTTTGTCTTTCTGTGACACTTTCGCCACCTATTGTAGATGTTGTTGTATTGTTCACAAATGATGTTTTGAGAGTACTTCGTGTATCAGTATTACTCAGTGTCATTCTTACGCCGTCTTCCATTTTTACCCATCTACTTCCATCATATCTAAATAATCTATTTGGCAACATATCTGTTCTTAAAAAGTAATCGCCAACAACATTATTATTTGGAAATGTAATTCCGCTGCCAAATGCTTCTCCATTTGGTGCAATGTTATCACCAATTAAGTATCCTTGATACCCTTCTCTTGCTGGAGTTTGTGCAATTTTATCTACAAGTATCGATTGTGTTGAAGCATCTAATGTATTGATATCAGCTGTAATAAGCTCTGGCTTTCCTGTGTTATCAACTTGTAGTGTGTATAGATTACTTGTATCGTATCCGCTTTTTGCTGCATCTGCTTCTGCTTGCTGAATGATAGCATTGTTTATATTCATTTCGGTTTCAAATGTACTCAATACATCACGCAAAGTATTATCAGCATCGTCGCCTGCAGGCAAATCGAGTATTTCTTTAAATTCTTGTCCATCGTAGATTTGCTTTAATTTTACTCTATACAAGTGAGGATACCAAGTTTGACTGAATCCTTCTGCTGCACGATTAACATCTTCAACTACATAGTATCTTTTTAGTGCAACACTATAATCATTGAGTGCATATTCGTCTTTTAAGTGAGGAAATTCAATAACATCACCACTTAATATTTTTCTACCTAATGTTTTTACACTGCTGTTAATATGTATTGTCATAAACAGTGTATCATTTTGTAAAAATAAACCAAACTGTGAAAGATTAAAATCTGTATCTGCTACATTATAGACAGCTCTGATAGTATAAACATCTGTGTCGTATTTTCTGTCTCTGTTTTCTAAAAACAATAAATCTTGTATATTTGTTTCTTTTACAGCATCATATTGAGGTGTAGTTGCTGTTGCATCATCATCGCTTGGATTATTTGCACCTAAATATTTGTGTATGTTAATATCTGTGCCACCTATACTGAATTGTTCATAGATAACTTTATCTAAGAATTCATAGTCGGCTGTTTTGTTTGGTCTATATAATGATAAGCGTGGCATACGTATATTTAGCATAAATACTAATGGAGAATATCAATGGCTGATTTAGTAACGCAAAAACAAGAAGTATTTGACTATGTAAACGCATTTCTAGGCGGAGGAATGGTCGATGTGGAACTTGATCCTATACACTATGAAAGTGCTTTAACAAAGTCTCTTTCAAAATACAGACAACGCACAGAGCACAGTGTAGAAGAAAGTTATATTTCTTTAAAACTAGAAGAAGATAAAAACAATTACACATTGCCACATGAAATCGAAGAAGTAAGACAAATATTTAGACGTAGTATTGGTTCAAGAACAGGCGGCGGAGATGGTGGTAGTTTGTTTGAACCATTTAACCTTGCCTACACTAACACATATTTGTTAGCAGCCAGTGGTGTTGGCGGCCTTGCTTCATACGAATTATTTGCACAACGACAAGAACTAGTAGGACGTATGTTTGGTAGCTTTATCGAATTTAACTGGAATGCAACAACAAAAAATTTAACTATCTTGCAACGTCCAAGAGCCAACGAAGAAGTTTTATTATGGTGCTACAATTATAGACCAGACAGTCAATTGTTAGAAGACTATAGAGCAAAACAATGGATTAAAGATTATACATTAGCAAGCTGTAAATATATGCTAGGTGAAGCCCGCGAAAAGTTTGCTACTATTGCAGGTCCGCAAGGTGGTACTAGCCTTAATGGAGCAAGTCTAAAAGCAGAAGCTCAAACCGAAATGGAAAAATTAGAAGCTGAAGTAGCACTAGCAGTTGCTGGTGGCACTGGCTATGGATTCCTTATAGGTTAAAGATCATTGTCATGCACATACAACTGCATTAAAGCATAATGAAGTACTTTCATTAGATCTTTGCGAGCATCTTCTTTAGAACCTTTTTTACCATAGCGTTGACCATACTTTAACACATTACCAATGCAAAAGCCTGTTCCGTGCCCGCCATCTACAATAAACTCTGTGGCTTGAAATTTATCTTTTGCATAATGTTGACCGTATGTTGCATCAATATATTTTGCAAATTCTTCGATATATTTGTTTTCGTCAAATTTGTAGTCAATGCTCATATAATGCTCCTTTAATTGTTTTTAACTATAACAACCTTTTATTGCTTTGTCAAGTATAAACTGCGCATATAACCGCTAAAATCACGGTATTTTCACCATATACGGCTAAATATTATTAGCAACAACATATACCCACGAGGAGAAATTAAAATGGCATTAACATCACCAGGTGTTCAGGTTAGCGTTATAGACGAGAGTTTCTATACTCCAGCGGAACCAGGCACAACACCGCTTATCTTTGTAGCAACAGCAACAGATAAGACAAACCCAGGAGGCACAGGCGTAGCCCCAGGAACAACAAAAGCAAATGCAGGTAAAGTTTACTTGATGAGTTCACAACGTGAACTATCAGAAACATTTGGAGACCCAGTTTTCCAAACTGATGCAAGTAATAATCCAGTACATGCCGGAGAGCAAAACGAATACGGACTACAAGCAGCATACTCATTCTTAGGAGTAGCAAATAGAGCATATGTAGTTAGAGCGGATTTAG